CGACGGACGCGACGAACAAGGCGAACGCGGCCCTCGAAGCCGCCAAGAAGGCGGCAGCCGACGGCGACACCAGCACGCTCGAAGCCGCCAAATCGTATGCCGACAACACGGCCACGAGCCATGTGAACACGTTCGAAAAGTCGCTCACACAGCAGTACATCTTCAACAAGCTCACCGACGGAGGCAAACTCCAAGGCCTCTACATGAGCAACAACCTGCTGTACGTCAATGCCACATACCTGCGGTCCGGCATCATCAGCGGAGCGAGAAGCTACTGGAACCTCGACTCCGGAATCTTCAGCATGAGCGACGCGAACGGAGTCGAAACGGTTCATCTCGACGGCAACGGCAGCCACAACACGCTCACCGGCACCTTCCAGACTGGCGCGTCCGGCTCACGACTGTGGATGAGCCCGAGCTTCAAGCAGACACCAGTCGGCGGAACCGCCGACATCACCGGCGCCGGCATCTCGTTCATCCACGCAACCACGGCGGCGCAGCATCCATACATCGCTGCCGAGTCCACGAATTCCGAACTGGGCGAGATCTCGACGCTGACGTTCAACGGCGGCCGTCGGGCGGACACCGATCCGGGCGCCTTCGTGCGAGTTGGCAGCACGAAAAACAACAACAACAAGAAAGAGGCTATATTCCAAGCGCTCGCCTTGCGCGACTACAGCGTGGCGTCCAGTGACGCGAAAAGCTCCGGCGCGAGACTGGTGTCCCTCGCCTCTCCTGCGACCGACGCTTTGGACACATACGCGGAGATCGCATCATGGGATCCGAACGGCGTCGTCGGTGTAAAGGCTGACATCAACACGGGATACCTCTACATGGGTGGTTTTCTCGGAGGATACACGAACCGTCACACGTTCGTGGGATCCGCGGCATGGCAGGCATGGAAACCGAATGGCGGATCAATATCGGTCGGCGCAAGCGTCTCCGTGCACTTCTCCACAGGGTCCCCAGCCAAATACGGAAGATACTACGCCGTCGCAAACGCCGACGGCGAATGGGGTGGCATCGTCATGCATGTCAAAAACACCGGAGGCCAATCGGGATGGGACATCCAACTGTACAACGCCGACCGAAACCCTTGTTCGGTCACGATGTGGTGCGAGACGCTCGGATGGCTCGTTAAATAAGGACGGTCGAACATGAAACAAACCATGACAATGAACGACGGGAACATCATCGTCAACTGTGACGAACCCGTCAACGGATACCAGCAATTCGTGTTCTCCCCAGGAACCATTGCATCCTGGACGGCACTGCTCGGACTTGGATCCACAGCCGAAGCAGTCGCCGCGATAATGCAAGGCGTCGAGGACACGACGCGATACGATCCGTCAACCGGCAGGGGGGTCTGGACGGAGGCCTATGAAGCGCTCGAAGCGGCGCTGAACGACAGTGCGGCGGACATGTCAATGCTCGCCGATGACGGAACCGTCCAGAACGATCCGCTGACTGTAGCCCGCAACGACACCAGAAAAGGCATGCACCTACCAACCATCCCGCAACAGGCGCAATCGGTATCGACATACGCCCTCGAAGACTCAGACGCCGGAACCGGCATAGACACGTCCTGCGTTGACGCACAGGCGCTTTCCGACCTGCTCTCGGACAAGACGGTTGCCAATGCCATCGACAACGCCGAGGAAAGCTTCTACGCAAGCCTCATGTCGCAACCAATAACCAGATGAAAGGTAGTAGAAAAATGAACGATGACCAGCAGTACGTCAGCTTCGACCGACTCGTATCGCAGAAGCTTTCCGAACAACTCGCCGACGCGAACCGGCAGATCGCCACACTCGCCGCCATGTGCGACATCAAGGACGCGCAGATAGCCGAACTCCGCAGCCAGCTCGAAAACAAGGACGACGGCAATGGCAACGCTTGACAGCTTCCGCGAAGCCACAGGCGAACCCATCCAACTCGACCTAGCCAACGGCTACATCGCAGACATACGCCTCAACGCCGGCGACATCAACGGCCGCACCATCACCGTCGAACTCACCGACAACGGCACCCCCATCACCGACACCACCGGCATCACCGTCGCGCTCGCCTACAACACCAGTCCCGGCAGCGGGCTGGGCGACCGCGTGAGCATGCCGGCAGTGTTCGGCATCCCCACGGCCACGTACCGCGTCGCCGTGCCGCGCAAGGCGTTGCAGCACGCCGGCGCGATCCTCATGGGCATCGAGGTCAGCGTCAACGGCACGAGGATCTGTTCGCGCAACTTCCACGGCATCGTCGAACGAGCCGTGTTCGACGCGACCGCGCCCGACGCGCAGGATCAGATGGGCGTGCTCGACAGGCTCATAGACGACGCGACCACGGCCATCAACAAGGCCGTCAGCGCGGCCGGCGAGGCCAAGGACGCGGCCGTCGCGGCACGCACCAGCGTGATCGAATACCGGCAGCTCTCCGACGACTGCAAGGCCAAGATCGCGGCCAGCGCGGCCGCCGGCGTGGTCTTCGCGACCCAAGCCGACATAGACGCCCAGTACGACACCGTGATCGCGCCGGCATTGTCCGACGCCGAAACGATCCCGCCGCTCACCCAGTCCGACATCGACTGGGCGCTCGACATCATCAACCGATAAACAGGAAGGAGCCATCATGGCGAACACACAGAAGGTCATGACCCTCGCCGACACCGCCAAGCTCATCGCCAAGGTGCACGCCAACGCCGCCAAGGGCGTGCGCTTCGAGTACGACGGCACCAGGGGCGAATACGGCAACATCGCCGCCTACTTCGCCGCCCACAAGGACGGCAAGGTGTACGGCGTGAGATTTCCCAAATACACGTACAGCAACACTCCCACGGGCGTGAAGACCCGCGACAACGCCAACCTGACCATCGAGATCAGCACCAACGACAAGGCCGGCCGCGACGACTACGCGCCCCTGAACGCCTTCCGCACATGGGACGTCAACGCCACCGTGGACGACGACGGCGTGCCCCATGTCACCGCCATCGACGGCATCGACACCCGCTTCAAACGCGACGGCAGCAACGGCGACGTGTACGTCATGACATGCCCCGGATACTACAAGCTCGAAAGCACGAGCACCCACAACGAATTCCTGTACAGCGACACCCAGTACGACGGTTACGCGCCATTGCCCGGCGTGCTGCTGCCCGACGGCAGCAAACGGTCATGCCTGTTGTTCGCGAAATACGCCGCCTCCCTCGACTCCCAGCAACGCCCCCTGTCTGTCAGCGGCAAGGAGATCGACCGAGAATTCGGCTCCCAGAACCGAGCCATCGACTACGCGCTCAAGAAAGGCAAGGGCTACGCCGGCCGCTGCGCCGGCGACACCTTCTACGTCCAGCTCATGCTCATGCTCAAATACGCCACCAAAAACTCGGACGTGCTCGGCGGCTGCTGGCAGTACACGCCTCAGACCGCCGTCACCAAGGCCGAAACCGGCGTCAAGCGCGTCATCATCGCCACCAGCTACGCCAACAACTTCGACGTCGGCAGCACCGTCAACGTCGGCACCGACAAGGAACGCAACAACACCGGCAACTACAGCGCCGCCCGGGCACGCACCATCCTGAGCAAGACCGCCATCGACGCCAGCAACACCGCCCTCAACCTCGACGGCGACGCCATCACCACGACCACCGCATGCTTCGTCAACAGCATGCCGTGGAAGACCGGGGCCACCGACAAGCTGCTCGGCACCGACGGCCGCCCATCCACCGCGTCCGCCGCCAACCACCAACCCATCCGCCTACAGGGCATCGAACTGTTCAACGGCATCTACGAAAGCGACGCCGACCTCATCGCCAACGCCGTCAAGGACAACGACAACCTCGGCCGCATCGAACTCTACCGCGTGTTCGACATCACCAAGGCATCCAAGACCTCGACGGCGAACTACACCAAGATCGGCGAATTCACCGCACGCGACAAGACCACGAACGACTCATGGCGCTACGCCGAGGACTTCACCCTGTCCAACGGCGTCATCATCCCCACGGGCCTGAACGCGACGAGCACCACCGGCATGTGCGACGCCATCGGAGCCAACCCGCTCACATCCCAAGGCCTCCGACAGGTGCTGCGCTTCGGCGGCCTCTGGGATGGGGCTGCCTGCGGCGCTTTCGCCGCGTACCTCAGGGCCGCCCTCGCGAATCGCTGGTGGCACTTCGGGGGCCGCCTGTCTGCGCTCGGTCGCACGAAGGCGTAGCCGCAGTGCGATGGGGGTGAAGCGCAGCGAGGGGGCGAAAGCCCCCTCATGACGTTTCGCTGCCTTTTGGGATTTGTGGCGGTACGCCTCCGACGTCCGTGCGTGGTGCAGCGCTTCGGCAACCTCAGGGATGGGGCTGCCTGCGGCGCTTTCGCCGCGAACCTCAGGAACGACCTCGCGAATCGCAGGTGGAACATCGGGGGCCGCATATCAGGAACCTGTCAACGCATATACGCCATTACGCCACAACTACCCTCCACGCCAGCCAGTGAGAGGGCAAGCCACGGCCCAGCCGAAAATCAAACCGAGCACCCGGCCGGTAGGCGAACCCATCCAGCACCGTCGAACGCCGGCATAGTCCAGATAGGAAACGCTCTGAAAACCCATTGCAAGCACACCCGCTGCGCCACGCCCATGTTCGTCCGCAGGGCGATCGATCACTACCTCAAGGGCAAACGGTCCCGCCGCGACGTGACCCGCTTCCTCGAAACACACCCCGACCTCGACCGGCTCGCCGAACGGATCGCCGACGAGATACGCGAAGGCCGATACCGCGACACCAGGATCACGTACTTCAACCGCGTCGAACCGATCAGCGGCAAACACCGCGTCATCGGCCGCGAATCGGTACGCCACCAAATCTACGACCATGTGGCCGTCATGGCCCTCCAGCCGTTGTTCGACGCGAAGGTGGGCCGATGGCAGACCGCCAGCATCCCCAATCGCGGCACCATCGACGCCCGCCGCGCGATCAAACGATGGACACGCGAACGATCCAGCAAATGGTTCGTGAAGCTCGACGTGCGCAAATACTATCCCAGCATCGACCGCCCCACATTGAAGGCGATGCTCACGCGCGACGTCGGCGACCCGATCCTGCTGCGCCTCGTGTTCCACCTCATCGACCGGTACCAAGGCGACAACGGCCTCAACATCGGCAGCTACCTGAGCCAATGGCTCGCCAACTACTACCTCAGCCACGCCTACCACTGGATCGAATCGCCGGCCATGACCATCGAACGCACCAGCCGGCGCACCGGCGAGATCACCCGCCGCCGGCTCATCACGCACCAACTGTGGTACATGGACGACCTGCTGCTCATCGGCACCTCCAAACGAGATTTGAAGATCGCCGCCCGCCGCATCGTCCGCTACCTGAAGGACGCGCTCAAACTCGACGTGCACGAGGAATGGAACTGCAAACGCCTCGACCTCGAACCCATCGACATGGTCGGCTACGCGTTCCGACCCCACGGCCGCGTCAACATCCGCAGCGGCGTGTTCCTCCGCGCCCGCCGCACCTTCAACCGCGCCAGACGCCGGCCCATGACCGAACAGCTCGCGCGACGCTGCTGCTCCTACTACGGATACCTGCGCAACAGCGACAGCATCCGATACCGGCGACGCCACCGCATCGACCACACCATGCGCCGCGCAACCCGGTATTTATCCACCCAACACAGGAAGGAAAACCCATGCTCCAGACCGTATCCAGCCTCGAACCCCTCGAAGAGGTCAGCTACTACCCGCGCGGCGACGGCCTCGCGGACATCCGCATCCGCCGCAACATCACCACCGTCATGCACGGGGACGGCGAAACCGCATGGACGGAATACACCGCCGACGAAGCCTACACGATCCGCGACCTGACCGAACAGGAAGCCATCGAACAGGCCGACAGCATCTGGCTCGACTGCGTGCAGGCATCCAAATCGGACAGTCAGCGCCTCGCCGGCTTGGAGGCGTCCAGCCTCGATCAGGACGAGGCATTGGCCGAAATCTACCAGCTGCTGTCAGGGGGTGAAGCATGAGCAAAGCCATGATCCGCGTCTACGCCCGTCTCGTCATCGCCGGCCGCAAGACCATCGACGACGTGCCCGAAGCGGGCCGCGAAGCCGTACGGGCATACATCGCCGGCCTCGACGAGGGGAACGGAGAGTGAACCCCATAGCCCAGCAGCTCACCGTCTGGGCCGCCACCGGCATCATCACCGCCCTGGGCGGATACATGCTCGGCTGGTGGCGCGGCTACCGACGCAAATCCGACGCCATGCAGACCGGCGTGCGCGTGCTCCTGCTGTGCAAGCTCGAACAGATGCAGCGCGAAATGGTCGCCAACGACGGCATCGCCGACAACACCGCCAAACGGACCGCGCAGCTCGTCTACGACAGCTACCACAGCCTCGGCGGCAACGGGCACGGCACCCAAGTCAACCAGGACATACAGGACGCGCCGATAGCCCCCAAGAAGGTTTAGCCCTCGCCGGACATCCCGGCGGGGGCTGTTTCATATGCCCACCCAACACAGGAAGGAAAACGAATGAGCAAAATCAAGAACAAAAGCAAGCCGCTACAGGCCCTCATCGCGGCACTGTTCGCCGTGCTGCTCGCATGCATGCCGGCGATCGCGATGGCCGACATGGTCGGCATCGACGTGTCCGGCTGGCAGGCCGCTAACGTGACCTGCACCGCAAGCTACGACTTCGCCGTAGTCAAGGTGTCCCAGGGCATCGGCTTCGAGAATTCGAGCTGGCGCACACAGGCCAAATGCGTCACCGACCGAGGCAAAAGCCTCGGCCTCTACCACTACGCGGGCGGCAACAGCGCGACCGCCGAAGCCGACTACTTCATCTCCCTCGTACGCGACTACATCGGCCGCGCAGTCTTGGTCCTCGACTGGGAATCCTATCAGAACGCCCAATGGGGCAACAGCAACTGGGTGCGCGCATTCGCGCAACGCATCCACACGCTCACCGGCGTATGGCCCATGGTGTACACCAGCGCCGGATACCTGAACCAGCTCCCCAGCGACGTGAGAGCCAACTGCGGACTCTGGGTCGCGCAGTACGCCAGCAACGCTCCCACCGGCTACCAAAGCCGACCGTGGAACTACTCGATCTACGGCGAAGCGATGAGACAGTACACCAGCAACGGATGGATCAGCGGCTACAACGGGCCGCTCGACCTCAACTACTTCCGAGGCGACGCATCCCAGTGGCAGGCCTACGCCAACCCCGCCGGCGCAGCCAAGCCCGTAACCCCGCCGCCGACCGAGAAGCCGCCGACCCAGACCATCGACCTACAGGCACTCGCCACCGCCACGATCCGTGGTGACTACGGCAACGGCCAGCAGCGCCGCGACGCGCTCGGCGCGAACTACGACAAGGTAATGGCGATAGTCAACCAGCGCCTCGGCTCCGCGACCGTAGCGACGCAGCAGACCACGCAGGCCAACACGACCCGCGTGACCGTCCGCTCTGGTGACACCATGAGCGGCATCGCCTCGCGCACAGGCCTGTGGCCGCTGTCCAGGTGGAGCGTGCCAAGCGGCAACCTCAACCTGATCTATCCCGGTCAGGTCGTCACCTACAACGGCGGCGGCAGCGTCGCCACCGGCAGCAACGCCCCACCGGCCACCCGCACCGTGACCGTCCGCGCAGGCGACACGCTCAGCGGCATCGCGGCACGCCTCGGCATCAGCTACACGCAGCTCACCGGCTACCGCAGTGGCAATCCGGCGCTGATCTACCCCGGCGAAGTGCTGCACTACTGAACTACTGAGAACCCGAACCCAACCTGGGAATCCTGCACCTTGGCCGGGCGGGGTTCCTAGGTTCCAAATCACAGAATCGAGGACAATATGACCGACGAAAACACCGACCCCCAGACCGCCGGCACGGAGCCGACCGTGCCCGATTGGCTGCTGCCGAACCGAGCCTATGACGTGCTCAAATGGGTCGCGCTGATCGTGCTGCCGGCCATCGGCGTGCTCGTGCAGACCCTCGGCCCCGTATGGGGCTGGACGTGGGCCGATCCGGCCGCGACGACCATCAACGCCGTCGCCCTGACCATCGGCGTCGTCATCGGCGCAAGCACCCTCAAGGCCCGCGCATCCAAGGCCTGACATAACAAAGCCCCCGAACCTACCGCACTCACGGTATGGCTCGGGGGCTTTTCGTCGTTTAAGGGCTAGGCGTGGATCGTTTCGCGGCGTCGCGTGGTGCGCAGGCGGTCGGCGATCCATGTGTTGACGACGGCGTTGCGGCTGATCGCCAGATCGGCGGCCTCCTCGTCCAGTTCGCCGACCATCCATGCGGGCATCGTGAGCGTGATGCGCTTCTCCAGCGGGGGGTGATGTTCGACCACGGGATTGCTCATGTCCACGTAGTCGAGGATGTCGTCGCCGTTGTCGAACATCTCCTCAAGCTGGTCGCTGGTGATCGCCTTGGCGTCGGGCTTAGTCTTGGCTGTCATAGTATGCCTCCTCGTTCTTGCGTGATCTGCGCACGGATATGATGCGGATGCGTTTGCCGCGCTTGGTGGTGATCGCCGTCCAATGCTTGCCGTCGATCATGCCGAGCACGATGTAGCGCACGTCGTCGTTGCCGGGATTGGGAGCGGTCAGCGTCACCGTCTTTGAGTTGTCCCACATGCGCTGGGCCGCCTCGAAGTCGATGCCATGCTTGGCGAGGTTCTTCGCGCTCTTCGCTGGATCGTATTCAAACTCCATCAAACCTCCTAATACGTCTATTATACATCAATATGACATCAATACAACATCATGCGGCGAGGCGCGTGGCTTCCACTGCGGCGCGCAGGCGGTCGTCGGGCATGGCGATGTACCGCTGCGTGGTCTCGACCGAGGCGTGGCCTAGGAGCTTGGAGACGAGCAGCAGGTCTCGTGTGGCGGCGTAGGTCGTTGTCGCGTACCTGTGGCGCAGGCTGTGCGCCGTCCATCCGTCGCCCAAGAGGTCGCTCAGGTGTCGGCCGACGTAGGATGATTCGACGTGGCCGCTCCATCGGCCGGGGAACAGATAGCCGTTGGCGGATCGGATCAGCAGGGCGAGGTCGTCGCCGATGGGCACGATGCGCTGCTTGTCGCCCTTGCCCACGACCACGAGGCTCCAGCCCACGAGGTCGCGCATCACATCGCGGCTGTGCACCTTCGCGATCTCGAAGCGCCTCAAACCGCATTCGGCGCCGAGGCGCAGCATGAGCCGTTCGCCGTCCGTGGCCTTGCGCAGCGCGGCGAGTATCACCACGTCCGGGCATGGGCGGGGATGCGGCTCGGGACGCTTGACGGTGGGCAGGAACTCGCTCGGATCGGCCTCGCTGCGGCCGGACGCTTTGAGCCATCGGAAATAGCTGACGCAGGCGTTCTTCGCGCCCTTGCGTGTCTCCGGTTTCCAGTCCTTCGCGGCGAAGTGGGCGAGCAGGTCGTCGCCTTCCACGTCCCTAGGATCGCCCTCAAGCGCCCTCGACAATGCGGACATCTGGCATCGGCGGGTGCTGATCGTGTTGGGGGAGTAGCCCGCCGCCTTGAGGGAGTCGAGCCATAGGTTGATTGATTCTGCCCAGAGCGGGCTTGGATGTTGTTTTTTCACAGGACATCATCGCCCCGATCGGATATGCGGCCCCGTAGGGCACGACGGCGGATAAACGAAAGGCCGCCACGAATAATCGTGACGGCCTCGCCCGCAGTAGCGGGGACAGGATTTGAACCTGTGACCTCTGGGTTATGATCCCGAGCCGCCCGGTCAGGCGGCCAGAACCATAGCCGGGGCCTTCCATGCCCCGCCACGTAGGCGGAAGTCGTCAACGTTGACGACAGGCAAACCTCCGTTTCCTTTTAGCTCAGATTGAGTAAGGTCAGGGCGCATCAGCGTGTCAATGGAGACACCGAAGAATTGCGCAGCACGGCACATGTCGTTGAAAGACCATTGTGCGCCGGTGTTAATCATTCGATTCAGATTCTGGCGATGCTTGCCCATGTATGCGGCGAGATCGCTTTGCTTCAGCCCTCTCAGGCTAAGCATCATCCTTATGTTGCCGATGGCTACGGCTTGGTAGTCGATCACCGCCGGCGGGGCTGTCAGTGTTTCGGTCATGGCATCACTATAACCACTTTTGATTACAAAGTCAACACGCTGACGATTTGTAACTCTGTCACTCAATGGTGTATCTGTAATCACATGCGGTTACAAACACAGGAAAACAAGACAGCACAAATCGTGCTCGACTTGCTCGATACGCGGAACATGACACAGTCCGCGCTCGCCGACGAGATCGGGCTGACTCGGCAAGCACTGTCCAGCAAGATCAACGGCACTCGCAGCTTCACCAAGAAGGACTATGTGGCGCTCGCTGACTTCTTCGACACGTCCGTGGACTATCTCATGGGTCGAACCCTTGACCCGTGGCCCGTGGACAACCCCACCCCCCAACCGGAAGAGGTGGCGGCATGAAGGTGAAGGACAGGTACTGGGAGGTCGAGAACTCGATCCGCTTCGCGAACCCGGAGAAAGCGACCCGGCCGCTGCTGTGCGAGCCGAGACTATCCGACGAGGGTGGCGTGCGCATCCGTCTGTGGCTGCGCGACCCCGCGGGAACGGGGACTGGCGGCGCGATCGCCCTGCTGTCCCGCGACGAGGCGGCGGTCTTGGCGAATGCGATCGACACTCGGCGCAACTGGGTCGGCGAGAAGGCCGACGACGCCTTGCCGCGCATCGGTGTGAGCGCCACCGTGGACTCGACCATGATCCGGTTCATGGAATGCAGGGGAGAGGGGCATATCGCCCTGACCGTCACGGAAGCCGGACGTCTGGCGTCATGGCTGCACGACATGGCCGGCGGCCGTTGGCGCGACCACAACGGATATGTGCCGGAGGTAGTGAAATGAGTAACGCCTATGAGCGTCGTGGCGCACAGCTCAACATGGAAAGCCTTTACATACGCCACGACGTCATCAGCGAGCGCAAACTGGCAAGGCTTAACCCCGACCGTCCAGTTTCTTTTCGAGCCGATCAAGCCGTAAGTCGATTTGGAACAACGCTTGGGCGATGTCCGCTAGGCCTTCGGTCATCCGTGACTCATAGGCATTTCTAGTGCTTGCCTGAGCCTGCTTGAACTTCGTTTCCGCTGAGCTCGCCCAGCTTGCAGCTCCACCCATTTGAATACTTCCTTTCCCCGCATGCAGCGGATTGTTTGTGTTGCAGCTTCAAGCCTACGCGGCACGGGGAAAGGACCTTATCTTCCGAAAGGAACCCTCATGATCTGGTTCGTCATCTCCATCATCCTGCTGCTCTTCAGCGCCGCCGTCACCGGCGTCGCGCTGTCCAACAACGTCAAGGGGGCCGGCATCGGCCTCATTCCGGGCCTCGTCGGATTGCTGCTGCTCATTCCCGCATGCCTGTATTCCGTGGACGTGGGCGAGGTCGCGGTCATCCGCAACATGGGCGGCAGTCTGGCCGGCCATTCCGAAGACGCGGGCTTCCATTTGAAGACGCCGTGGCAGAGCGTCATCAAATACGACACCCGTAACAACCTCATCAACTTCTACAAGGACACCGATTACAAGTACGACGGCGGCAGCGCGGTCGGCAAGCAGGTCACCGTCAACGACAGGAGCGGAGCTTCCGCAGACATCGACATCCAAGTCAACTACAGCCTTGATCCGAGCGCGGCCGAATACCTGTACTCGGAGTACGGCAAGCAGCAGACGTTCACGCAGAACTACATCAGCAACGACCTGCGTTCAGTGGCCCGCGAACAGTCCGGCCGGTTCGACACCCTGACGATGCTCACCAACCGAGGCGAGTACACGAAGGCCGTGCAGGATGCGCTGGCGGCGAAGTGGAAGAAGATCGGCCTGACCGTCGAACAGGTCAGCGTGCAGGACGTGCGCTACGGCGAGGCCATCACCAAGAAGTACACGGAGGCGCAGGCCGCCGAGATCGACAAGCAGAAGGCGCTCAACGAGCAGCAGGTCGCCAAGACCGAGGCCGAGACGAAGAAGATCAAGGCGCAGGGCGAGGCCGACGCCAACGCCGTGCTCAACGAGAGCCTGACCGACAACGTGCTCAAACAGCACTACATCGACGCATTGTCCAACGCGGATCAGCTCGTCGTCGTCCCCGACGGTGCGGACACGCTCGTCCAGACCAAATAAGGCGGCGGTCATGTTCAAGCGCTATCCGTACACCATCGCCCTGTTGACCGTCATATCGTTCGTCGTCTGCATTGTGTGGCTGTTCACCCATGAGGCGTGCATGCACCCGCTCGGCAACGGTCTGGCCGCGTGGTGGGCGTTCATCGTCGTGCCCATCCTGCTCGTCACCATCGTCGAGGAAGCAGGAGGAGAGGAATGAACTTCGATGCACTCGTCTGGCAGCAGTGGGTGATCCTCGGATACGCGCTGCTCGAACACTTCATACTCATCGGCACGCTGCGCGAAACGAAGGCCAAGCCGGGAGCGCTTGTGTACCAGTCGCTCAGGCTCGTCATTCTCTGCGCGCTCGTGCTGACCATTTAAGGCTTGCCCGCCGCCATTGCGACCTTCCTTCCGATGCGGCGGGCGGCGACAAGGAACAAGTCGTTAACACCACCTCTCTCAATGATCGCGCCGCCGGTTCTCTCCACCGGCGGCGCGCCAAGGGCGGGCAGGTTCGCCCCCGGTCGAGATTCGCGTCAGGTGGGCGCAGGCAAAGACCGGGAAGCCGTTCGATTCGGCCGCCGTCCACTGGGGCCGCGTCAACGTCGGCCGCGATCCATCCCCATACGACAGGAAGTCAGTGGATTGCGGAAGCGATGGCGTGCGGGCCGGTGGTCTCCATTGCCGGCGTCGACCACGCCAGCGCGGCCCCGCACCAAACGAAGGAGTCCCATGAACACCCACCGCAGTCTCATGGTCTGGCCCATCACCGAACGGGGCCTGACCATGACGCCCGGCGAACTGATCGCCGAGGCGCTGGACGCGATCTGCGAATGCAATTCACGGCTCGACTACCCGCGCCTCATCCTCATGCCGTCGCCCGCCGCGTTCGTCATCGACCGAGGCGCGGCGACCATCGGCGCGGAATGCGAATGGGCATGGAAACGGGACATCAGGAAAGGAACATCATGACATCCAACGAGGAAATGGCCGAAAAACTCGCCGAGAAGTTCTACGGCCTCATCGAGGGCGACGTGTCCGTCTCCGGCGGTGAGCTGGCAAAACTGTTCGTCACGGCGCTCGACCAAGCCGGCCTCGCATTGAGCGAGAAAGCCAAGGCCTACATATCCTTCGAACCTGTGCTGCCCAATGGCAAGACGCTCGCCGACATGTTCGCCTCCAGCGACCGGAAGCCGCTCGGCACCGTCATCGACGACGAAGACGACGAGGAAGAGGACGACGGCCCGGATGACGCCGGCGAGCTTGACGAGCTGGAGCACATGCGCGACGTGGCCGACATGGCCTATGCGGCGCTCTCCGACCTCGCCCTGCACTGCCACAACCGTCGCGAAGACGTGGCATGGGGCATCGCGAGCAGCGCAGCCAAGGACGCGCACGTCCTCGCCACGTTCGTCGGCGACTGGATCGAGGACATGGAGGACGAGGACTAGTGGCCGGCGAAACCATCCTCACGATCGTCGGCAACCTGACCGCAGACCCCGAGCTGCGCACCACCGGCACCGGCACGCAGGTGTGCGGCTTCACCATCGCCTCCACGCCGCGCGTCTGGAACCGGCAGGCCAACCAGTACGAGGACGGCCAGTCATTGTTCATGCGCTGCTCCGCCTGGCGCGACCTCGCCGGGCATTGCGCCCAGTCGCTGTCCAAGGGCATGCGCGTCATCGCCACCGGCCGGCTCTCCCAACGCTCGTATCAGGCGCAGGACGGCACCAACCGCACCGTGGTCGAAATGACCGTGGACGAGATCGGCCCCAGCCTGCGCTACGCGACCGCGCAGGTCACGAAACAGGGCGGCCACGACGGCTGTCAGGGCGGCAGCACCTACGGCAACCCCGCGGGCAACCCGCCCGTTGGCCCACGGCCAGCCGCCGCGCCGTCTCAGCCGCCGGCGTCCGACCCGTGGGCCAACGGCGGCAGCGGCTACACAACGGACATGTTCGCCGCCGACACCGGCGACCCGGAATTCTAGAAAGGACACCCTCATGGCAAAGAAAAATGACTCTGGACTTGTCCAGGACGCGCTCATACCCGACGAAATGAGCCCGCTGAGCCTGCTGGACTTCAACAGCTCGTGCGCGAAGATCAAGCAGGCGGCCGTGGACTTCCGCCGCGCGGTCAACCACAAGATGCAGCTCGAAACCAAAGACGCCTACCTCGACAAGTTCCACCAGATCGACCCGTACACCGAGGCCGTGTACGACACGGACGCGCTCGCGCAGCACATCATCGACTGCGCCGAGGTCATCAACCGGCTGCTCACCTATCCGAAGGACGCACGCCGCGCGGTCCTGTACGACAACCTCCACGACAGCCTCGCCACGTTCGAGGAAAGCGCGCCCGACTATCCCGATCCCGACGACGATGCTGACGAGACCGACAGAGGAGAGGCCGTCGATCCGACCACCGGCGAGATCAAGTAACCACACATTGAGAGAGGCTTATATGCAGCAGGCAAACAAAAAAGCCACCCGCAACGGGGTGGCTCAGGAAAAGATGTGGTCGATATCAGCGCTCCGACGTCTCATCGGTTGGCACGACGTCTATGGTTTCTGCGTCCACATACGCCATAAAGCCGTCCGGCACTCCGTCATTGTCGTTGACGCACACAAATTCATCGTCCTCACGATCTGCCGTCAGTTCGACGAACTTGCGCAGCTCACCGAACGTAAGCTGCTCGAAATCAATCGTCACACACATGCAGCGCTGGGTCTTCTTGTCGTTGCTCATAAGTCGATTATCGCATGTCGTGAAGGCGGCGCGCCATGTCTGTGAACTTCGACAGCACCTTCGGTTTCGATCCTGCGGTGCAGGACAGCAGCATGGCCGCGCGCGGACTGTACGCGACGATGGTGACGTGGTGCGACCACCAGATATACACGCGGCCGGACTCGTTCGACGGCACCTTCGACCTCAAGCGCGTCAGAAGCGTGGGCGGCACCGTCAGACTCGTGCGCGAACTCGTTGAAAACGGGCTCTTCGAGGAGGCCGGCGAAGGCGTGTACAGGGTTGTGACCCGTCGCGGCCTCGCCGTGTTCGGCAGCTTCAAGAACCAGAAGAAACCGCTTACGCCCGAAGAAGCCGCCGAACTGCACGAGAAGAAGGTCGTCGCCGGCCACGCCGGAGGCAAGGCGTCGGGCGAGTCCCGCAGGGCGAAAGCCGAAGCAAACAGGAAGCAAAACGAAGCAGACGCGAAGCAGACTGCTTCAACTTCAACAAAGCAAACAGGAAGCACTACCGTACCTAACCAAACCAAAACCATGCCTTCTTCCTCCCCTGACCCCTCCGGGCCGGGATCGAAGCAAACCGCGTCGGTCGCCGAGGTCGAGGCCAGGGCGTTGGCCGACCCGTTCGCCACGGCGTGGAACGCCTACCCGAAGCACACCGGTTCGCGGCGGGAAGCCGAGAAAGCGTGGGCCGCAGCCGTGGCCGGGCACGACGGCACGTCCGCCGTGACGGAAGCGCAGCTCATCGGAGCCGTCGTCGCCTACGCCAAAACCATCGACCGACCCCAGTACGCGCCCAACATGAGCCGATGGCTCTCCAACGGCGCATATCTCGACCATCTGCCCAAACCGGCCAAACCCCGGTACACGTGGGGCATCTGCGACGAGCAGTGGCTGCAAGAGCACATCCTCAGCCAAGTGCCAGAAGGCAGCTTCGAAGGCTCGATCGTCGGCAGCTTCTGGGCCGCCGTCAAAACCGGCATCGACCCCACCGAAGCCGCCGAACGAGTCGTCACGGAACTCAACCGGAAAGGAAAACCATGAAACGAAAACCCACCACCGAAACCCGCCGGCAAGTCCTCGCAAGGGACGGCTGCAAATGCGCCATCTGCGGCCGCAGCATCGACACCGAGTGGAGCGGGTACAGCATCCACCACCGCAGAATGCGCAGCCACGGCAGCGGCTACGAACGCCTGCACGAGCCCGAAAACCTCCTCACCCTCTGCGGCAGCGGCACCACCGGATGCCACGGCTGGGTGCACGCCCACCCCAACCGCGCCTACCAGCTCGGCTACCTCGTCAGCATGAGCGACGACCCCATCGGCCAACCCGTCTACTACCGCACCGGCGGCTGGCAGCAACTCCACGCGGACGGCACACGCCATCCCTGCCCGCCACCCGAAAACCTCCCCACCCACATCGACATCAAGAAAGGCGACGAATGAACACCCAACACGACATCACCGTCAGCGGCAAACCCCTCAACCCGCCAAAACCGCCAGCCAAACCCCACATGCTCCTATGGATCGACACCGAAACCACCGGCATCGACCCCCAGCAGTGCGAACTCCTGGAAGTCGGCATGCAGGTCACCGACCTGAAAGCCGAAACCCGAGGCGACAGCCTGCACCTGATCGTCCACCCCGACAACGTGCGCAACTGGGCCAACCACCCCGAAATGCTCAAAGCCTACGAAATGCACCTCGCCAACGGGCTCATGCTCGCCTGCGCCGAAGCACCCAAGACCGGCTACGACTACAAGCACACCGCGCTCAACATCCACGAATTCCTCAACGACCAACTCAGCCAATACACACTCCACCCCGCAGGAACCAACGTGGACTTCGACCTGCGCCAGCTCGACGTGCACCTCAGCCGCCACCTCGAACACCCCATCACCCAAGGACTCCACCACCGAAAACTCGACCTCACCAGCTTCCGCCTCGCCGACCAAGCCATCGGCGGCAACCCCTACCAAAACCACGCAGGCACCCACCGAGTCCAGGACTGCATCCGTCGGGACATCAACGACTACACCGCCTACCTCGACATCATCCGAACCGGACACCAAGGCATCCAATCATGAACACCGGCAAACGAATACCCGCAACCCTCACGGCGATCCTCGCCATCCTCGCGCTCACGGCATGCGGAGAAACACCCAAAGGCGACGGCCAGGGCACCGTGAACAACCCCGATCCCGGATACGTCCGCTGGTACGAACTGCCCGACGGCAGCGCGGCTGTCCGATGCTTCTCCGACTCCGGCGGAGCGTCATGCGACTGGGGACACATCGAACTCAGGGACAAGCAATGAACGCCCACACAGCAACCCCGGACCGCCCCAACCCCGTCATCGAACTCATCCGACGTCTCCGAAAGGCCACCCACCGACCCGAACCGGCCAACGATCCGACCATCTGCGCGATCTGCGGCGCACCGCTCACCGACAGCACGTCATCCATCTGCCCCGACTGCCGGGAACTCGAAAAGGACTGGTAAGCATGCACACCACATGGGCCAACGACCCCGTCAACTCACCAAACCACTACACACGCTCGCACCCGGGCATGGAGTGCATCGAACTGACCGCAGACACCAGCTTCTGCCTCGGCAACGCCATCAAATACCTCTGGCGCTACCACAGCAAGGGCCGACCCGTCGAAGACCTCGAAAAAGCCCGATGGTACCTCTGCCACGTCATCGACCACGACGAGAAGATCGCATGGACACGCCAACAGTACGACATACTCACGGCACTCGTCGCCCACACCGTCGGCGTCGAAGCCAGAACATGGGCAAAACTCAAGCAAGGCTACCCCGACCTCGCCCTCGTCCTCATCGACGAACTCATCAAACGGGAAAGAGACAAGCAATGAGCACACGCATCCACTGCGACCAATACGGCATTCCGACCGACATCAGCGAACTGGAGGCGGGGGAGTGAGTAGTCAGTATTGCAAGCCCACGGGTTCCGATCCGGTATGGCGTTGCCCGGTCTGCGGTCAATGGTGGCAACTCGACCTACCGGACGGCGACTTCTGGGAGCCTATGAGCACGCTCAAAGCGTTCCTGTTCTACCACGTGAAATGGAAGGCGGAACGCAAACACAGAAAGGCGGGCATATGACGCGCATTCGGATCATGTGCGATCGGACGGACGGCACCACCATCAAACTCGGCGACATCGAAACCGACAAGACCGGCAACACGATCTACTCGGCGCACCGCAGCCTCACGCAGGACGACATGTACCGGTACACCGCCACCCTCGCCCTGCTGCGCTGGATAACCCACCTCGAACAATTCAGCCAAATCACCAACCAAACCAAGGAAGACGCATGAGCATCGACCTGACGCAACAGGCGTTGAACGCGCTCGCCGACGCCGGACTCGGCAACGACAGTCCGGCCGAAGCCTACGTGATCGGATACACCCAAGGCCATGACGACGCGCTCGCGCTCGCCATCGGCATCGAGCAAGCCATAAGCGCCACGCCCCTCACTCCCGACGAGATCGAACGACTCGCCCTCGTCCTCTGGGAGCATAACGGCGAGCGCCCGATCGTGTATGAGAGCGGCAAGCGCATCGCCGACCGTGAGCTCGAATGGTGGAAGCAGGTCGCGGTGAGCGCATGGGGTTTTATCAACGGAACGGAGAAGGAACAATGAGGAACGGCAGACCATACGCCATCAAGATCGCGCCCGCTGCGGTGATCGCCTTCGCGGCGCTCGCCGTCGGTTACGGGCTCGGTGAACAGGCGCAGCTCGGTGAACAGGCGCAGCTCGGCGAACGGGATGTGCAGACCGTCACGCAGGAGGTGCGGCAGACCGGCGACGTCAAACGCCTGTGCATGACCGTCAAGACCGGCGAGCGCATCGACGCCATAAGCTGCGAGCTCATCGACCCGCTGAGCGGAGGCGTCAAATGAGACCACGACTCACTTACGCGCAGAAGAGTGTGCTGCTCCAGCTCGTCAACCACGGCGACATGCAGCCCGCCGACGGCAACCACAAACGCACCTTCCAATCCCTGGAGGAACGCGGATACGCGGAAGACGTTGGATACGGCCGCTACGCCATCACCGCGGCCGGCCAACACGCACTGCAAAGGGACTTGTCATGAAACGCCTCGGCATCGTCTTCACCTACAACGGCGGCCGATAGCCCATGAACTGGAGACATCAAGCCGCATGCCGCGACCACGACCCCGAACTCTGGTTCAGCGGCAAACCATACGAACAGGCGGCCGCGCTCGCCATATGCCGGTCATGCCCGGTCATCGGCGAGTGCCGCCGGTTCGCCGACGAGCACAACCGGATCAACGGCTACCAGTTGCAGGGCATATGGGGCGGCCGCCGATACGGGGTCAAATGACGACCCAAGAAAGGAAATCTTATGAACAACATCGACGCCAAAATCACCGCCTGGCAGCTAGGCCCCGTCACCATCATGCGAGGCACCGCCACGCCCGGCCGTGACGTGACGCACCCGGAATGCTTCGGCCGGTTCACCGTCGTCGCCCTCTCCTACGGCGGCGCGATCCGCAAGTGCATGCGCCGCGTCGCCATGATGTGCGCCAAGCACTCCGCATGCGAACAGCTCGACCGGCAGGAGGCACGGGCGTGAGAGTCACCGAAGGCGTCAGGAAGATCATCGTGGAATGGCACGGCAAGGGCGTGCCGCCGGAAGAGACCGCGCGATCCCTGCGCATCCCCATCGACGAGGTGAAGGCCATCATCCTGCAAGCCCACCCCGCGCCACCACAGCCGAAACGCCCCGAATTCCTCGAACCCCGGTACGCGCCGCCAAAACCCGCCGGCATCAGCGACAATAGACAGGAAAGTTAAGGAAAGTCAGCAAACCGTTGAAAACAAGCCGTTCCCGGCCAATCCACCACGTCGGGAACGGCTTCGGGAAAGTAAAAGCCCCCACCTTTCGGCAGAGGCTCGCATTGTCCAACAAGCGAGTATAGCACCAGCGAAAGGGCGGGGATGATGGAACAACGAACATGCGCGGCCTGCGGCAAAGCGGCCGGCGACGCGAACCTGTGCAAGGAATGCGTCAAGGACTGGGCGAAACGCCTCGCATGGCTCCTGAAGGCCGGCATGCCAGCCCTCCAACAGATCGCCTACAAACAAGCCACCACCCGCGAACGCTCGCCACGCCACGGCAACAGGGCATACGCGGCCCCGCCGGTCAACGAAGCCGCCCAAGCCCTGTTCGACGCGGTGGAAACGCACCTGCAACTCACCGGCGGCATGCTCGGCATCAAACCGATCGGCCACGACCGATACGAGCGGCCCCGCACCCTCATGCAATGGGCCGACATCACCCGCCTGCTGCTGCACCACATGCCCGACCTCGCACGACTCGACACGGCCGGCGACCTATACGCCGACCTGATCCGCCTATCGGAAAAGGTCGAAACCGCCACCACGCACGCCGGCGAGTGCCGTCTTGTCGGCGTATGCCCCAACTGCCTGAACACGAAGGGGGACGACGACGAGCCGATACGCACGCCGATCTACGCCGCCCGCTCCGCGCGGTATACGGTGTGCCCCGAATGCGGCGCATGGCTCGACTTGAAGCGCGTGCGGTTGGAGTACCTGCGCAGCGCGGGGCTCATGCACATCACGCGCACGCAGGCCGACGCCGCCCGATGGGTGCGGGAGAACACGGGTGTGAGCGTGACGGGCAAGGACTTGGCGAACTGGCGCAGCCGGGGCAAGATGCCGTCCACGCGGCGCATCGACCGGCATTATTGGGAGTGGAACATCATGGATCTGTTGGCCTGCGCGCAGGATCGCGCCGAGCGCGACGGCGGCGACGTTTGAACGTGAGACGGTTTCGTGTTACGCTGTCGCGTGTAATCGGAGTATCGGAAAAGCCTGTCCCATCGGGGATGGGCTTTTTTCGTATCCGATCCCCTTGGATGGTTGGCCGAGCGGTCGAAGGCACCCGCTTGCTAGGCGGGCAGGCATGACAACCGACCTCATGCTTCGCGGGTTCGAATCCCGCACCATCCGCCAGCCGCCGCCGGCACCGTGCGCAACCGGCGTATGCGGCACCCGAGAAACCACCACAGACAGACGCCTCGCCGGCGGTTCTTTCCTCTTCTTCCCGCCGGCGAGCGCAGTCTGTCGATCCGTACAGGCGTTCGATTGGAGGCGTGCGTGGGCAATCCGCGGTACAGCAATGGCTATCGCCGCCGGCGCGAGCGCGAGCGGTGGCGGCACATGCGGGCCGACTGCTACATCTGCCATCGGCCCATCGACTACGAGCTCAAGGCACCGCATCCATACAGCTTCGTCGTGGACGAGACCATCGCCCTGGCGCGCGGCGGCACGCTCACGCACGACAACAGCGGGCCCGCGCACCGATGGTGCAACGCCATCAAAGGCACGCACAGTCTGGCATGGGCGCGCGAGCGCGTCGCCCAGCTCATCGCCCAGGGCAAAGCCCCGCAGCGCATCGCGCCGGTCTCGGCCGGGCCGATCCGATGCTCGGACTGGTTCGGGGGTGGGGAGTAGACCCCACCCGGCCCCGCCGGGGCGACCACGGGCAAAGCGCCGTTTTTCCCCCGGGCTTTTTTCCACACTTGAACGGAGGCCGTCTTGGTGTCCAGAACGTCGAAGACCCCTCGCTCGAAGAGCGCGTCGAAGTCCCATAGGGTCAGCAATGCCGCCGCTTCCGGGGATCGTCGCCGCCTCCTGGTGGCGATGCGCAACCTGATCGCCGAAAAGCTCGACGAAGGGTCGATAAGCTCACGCGACCTCGCGTCATTGACGAAACGGCTCGCGGACATGAGCGCCGAGATCGAGGCGATCGACAAGGCGTCGAACGGGCACGATCCGGCCATGCAGGCACTGGACACGGAGGACATACGATTGGATGAACACGAGGATTGACGGGGCGAGCTGCCAGATCATCCCCGACGATTTGTACACCAGCGGAGAGCCGAGCCTCAACAGGCTCGCCGCAGCGGCGGGCGACCGGTTCGACGTCTGGCAGCGGCAGATCAACCGGATCATCCTCGCGAAAAGCGCCGACGGCTTCTGGAGCGCCCGCAACACGGTGCTGTCGATCCCGCGCCAGACCGGCAAGACCTACGACATCGGCTGGGTCGCGATCCACCGCGCCGCCCGAACCCCCGGCATGCGCATCGTGTGGACGGCCCAGCACTTCAGCGTCATCAAGGACACGTTCGAAAGCCTGTGCGCGATCGTCCTGCGCCCCGAAATGAGCGGTCTCGTTGACCCCGACCACGGCATATCCCTGGCCGCCGGCAAGGAGGAAATACGCTTCCGCAACGGGTCGCGCATCTTCTTCCGCGCGCGAGAACGCGGCGCATTGCGAGGCGTCAAGAAGATCGCCCTGCTCGTCATCGACGAGGCCCAGCACCTGTCCGACTCGGCGATGGCGTCGATGCTGCCGACCCAGAACCGCGCCTGGAACCCCCAGACCATCTACATGGGCACCCCGCCCGGGCCAAGGGACAACGGCGAAGCGTTCACCCGCCTGAGGGACAAAGCGCGCGCCGGCCGCACCCACAGCACCCTCTACGTCGAATTCACCGCAGACCGCGACGCCGACCCCCTCGACCGCCAGCAATGGAGGAAAGCCAACCCCAGCTACCCGTCCCACACCAGCGACGAATCCATCGCCAACCTGTGGGAAAACCTCACCGGCGACGACTTCCGGCGCGAAGCCCTCGGCATCTGGGACGAACACGCCCTCAGCCAAGCCATCGACCGCCGCCAATGGGAGGAAGCCACCATCGAGCGCCGCCGCCCCGGCGGCGTCATGAGCTTCGGCATCGACATGAACCCCCAACGCACACGCCTGACCATCGGCGCATGCATGCGATACGACGACAACACCGCCCACATCGAACTCGCCGAATACAGGGACACCAACCAAGATGGCACCATGTGGGCCGTCAACCTCATCGACAAGGTCTGGGAACAAACCGCCAGCCTCGTCATCGACGGGCAAAGCCCCGCCACCGCGCTCCTGCCCGACCTCGCCCAGGCCGGCGTCACCGTCACCGTCACCGCCGCCACCGACATGGGCCGCGCCTGCGGCCGCCTCCAGGACATGCTCAGAGACGGCACCCTCACCCACCTGCCCGAAGACGGCCAACAACCACTCTGGCAAGCCGCCAACAAAGCCACCACACGCCCCATCGGCAAAAACGGACTCTTCGGATGGAACCGACCCGACGACGACACCGACATCAGCCCACTCAACGCCGTCACCCTCGCCCTCCACGGGGCCATGACCACCAGAAGAGACCCCACCCAAGAAACGGAGACATGGTTCTAATGCCCGCCACCGACCACAACGGCCTCGCCATCACCAACCCCGCCACCCAAGACGCCTACCTCGCCGTCCAATCCGCCAACATCACCCGCATCAAAGGCGTCGAAGACGACGACATGCCCACCATCCAAAAACTCCTCACAACATGGCGCGACCACTACGCACGCAACATGCTGAGAGCCGAATACTACCAAGCCCGATACCGATACAACGGCGTCGCCTACAGCATCCCCAAACAAATGCGCGCCCTCGCCAAACCGATGATCGGATGGCCCAACAAAGCAGTCCGAGCGCTCGCCGACCTCAACGTGTTCGAGGGCTTCGACGCGCCCGACCCGCTGCAGGCGCAGGTGGACGAGCTCGTGGACGACAACGCATGGGACACCGACGTCTCCGAGGCGATCACCAGCGCCTACATCCACGGATGCAGCTTCATCACCGTGTGCGAAGACCCCGACGAACCCGGCCGCATCCTCATGCTGCCCCGCTCGGCCGACTGGAGCGCGGGCATCTGGGACCGCCGACGCCGCCGCCTCGGCTCGGCCTTGACCATCACCGACAAGGACGACAGAACCGGGCGCATCACCGCATTCACCGCATGGCTGCCCGGCAAGGTCTACGAAATCGACGACAGCGAAGGCCAGTGGACGGCGCGGACGATCGAAACCCACCTCGACCGGCCAAGCGTCGTGCCCCTCGTCAACGACGCCCAGTCCTACCATCCGCTGGGCAACAGCCGCATCACCCGCACGCTCATGAACCTGACCGACTTCGGCCTGCGAACCATGGTGCGCATGGAGGCCACCGCCGAATTCTATGCAGCCCCCCGCGTGTGGTTCATCGGAGCGTCGAAGAAGTTCACCGACGACACATGGAGCAGCATCGTGAGCGTCATGAACGGCATGCCCGCCAACAAGAACGGCGACAAGCCCACCATGCAGCAGCTCCAGCAGGCATCCATGACCCCGCACGCCGACATGCTGCGCACCATCGCCCTCATGGTCAGCTCCGAAACCGACATCCCCGTCAACGACCTCGGCATCACCATGGACAACCCCGCCAGCGCCGAAGCCATGGCCGAAGCCGAACGCAAACTGTCCCGCACCGCCGACCGGCAAAACAAACGCTTCGGCCGCGCGTTGAAGGAAGCCATGAGCATCGCACTGGCCTATCAGGGCGCAGACCCCGACGCATTGCGCGAACTGCGACCCATCTGGGCACCGGTCAAGGAAACCAGCGACGCCGCCCGCGCCGACTGGTACCAGAAGGTCGCATCCACCAACCCCGCCTTCGCCGACAGCGACGTGGGACTCACCCGCGCCGGCCTGACATGGGACGAGATCAAGGCCCACCGGGCCTACGAACGCCAGCAGCGCACGCAGCAATCCATCGACGAGCTCAGGGCCAAACTGACGATCGCCAAGACCGACGGCAAGGAGGCCGAAGCCAATGAGCAGCAAACCGGCCAACCTGCCGCTGAACAACCTCACTCCACAGCAGCGCCAAGCATTCCAAACCCATCTTGACGACCTCTGGGACGACTATCAGGACGCGCTCGCCGACCTGTCCCTTGAGGCCAAGCAGCTCGCGGCCGGAGTTGCGTGGGACAATTTTGAAGACCCGCTGCACTACCTTCGCACGGAAGTGTTCGAGACCTACGCGGATCGCGCCAACCAAGTCGCCAACGACTACTATGACGCGGTGCGCTCCGCATGGGCAGAAGCCGCCGGCGTCGACCTGCCGGCCTACACGCCATCCCGAGTGAGCGCGGATCGCGCCTTCTGGCAGATCGTCGGAGGATACAACAGCACCGACCACGTCGGACTCAAATTCGTGGACGTCATCAACCACCACAGTCGCGCTGGGCTGACGATGGACGACCTATGGGCCATGAAGACCGACGGATACGGACAAGACGAATGGATGAACCTCGCCGCCGACATCGTGGGCGTCACAGCACGACTCACGGCCAAATTCAACGGCGAGCACGATCCCTCGCAACCGCGCTACGCCCGCGTTCCGGTCGGCCCGACCTGCGCGTTCTGCATCCTCATGGCCTCGCGAGGCTTCGTCTACTGGAGCGAGGAAAAGGCCGGCGGACGGGACAATCGATATCACAAGAACGACGACTGCCGCATCGTATCCAGTTGGGGAGAAGCCCACGTCAAAGGCTACGACCCGGAAGGCATGAAAGCCCGATACCTGCAATGCCGCAAGACGATCGCCGGCATGCTCAATCGCGACGAATATGGAAAATACGTCGCCCGTATGAAGGACGCAGGTAAAGACGAAGACGAGATAGACGACTACAACCTGTGGACGACGCATCGCATCACCGAGGAAATGAGCCAGCGCGACCGTCGATGGCTGTACGACGGCACCACGCCGGAACCCTCCGTGGAAAGCGCAAGGGCGTGGTCCGAACTTCAGAAGCACGAACGCAAAACGCTCGACGCCCTCAAAGACAACGGGTTTGCCGTGACAGTGCGCGAAAGAAGCGACAAACAAGGCGTGAAGACATCAGACGCCATCATCAACGGTAAACGAGTGGACTTCAAAGCGCCGGAAGGACACGGCAAAAACACCATAGACCAGCTTCTCCGATCCGCAGCCCGCCAAGGAGACGCCGCAGTCATTCATCTGCAAAAGGAAAGAACGGAACTGGACGCCGAAGCCTGCAAAGACTACATACGGTCATCGCTTCGACGCAGACGTCTCGACTACGTTCTGCTCATCGACTACGACGGGAACATCGTCAGGGTCGAACGCGATACGGAAACGGCTTCTCACTCCCAGAGCCAATAACGGGTTCGAGGTAGAGAAGCCAAGACAATTCCAGTCTAACAGATTTTCAGCCACCCGCACGGGCGGCTTTTTTAATGCCCGGAAAGGGCTCAACCACAAGGAGAACAACCATGTTCCTCACCCCCACACCCCATCACATCCGATTCGTCGCGGCCCCGCCGGAAGGCGGCGAGTCCACCGGCGGCACCGGGCAACCGCCGGCATCGGCCGGCACGGAGAACGCCGGCGATCCGATCGACTGGGAAGCCAAATACAAGGAAGCGCTCGGCCACTCGCGCGACTGGGAAAAGAAAGCGAAGGCCAACAAGGCCGCCGCCGACGAGCTGGAAAAGCTCAAGGAATCCCAAATGAGCGAAACCGAGAAGGCCGCCAAGCGCACGCAGGAACTCGAAGCGCAGGTAGCCGCCTACAAGGCCAAGGAACAGCAGGCCGACTGGAAGGCGCAGGTGTCGGCCGAGACCGGCGTACCCGCCGACGTGATCGAAGGCGACAGCCTCGAAGCCATGCAATCGCACGCCAAGCGCATCCACGAGCTGCTCAACCCCAAACCCAAGGCCCCGGCCGTGCACGGCGCTGACCGCCAGCCGTCCGGCAAAGGCCCGAACGAGAGCATGGTCAACTACCTGCGCAACCTCGGCCTCTAACCGGCCAACACCTCCTCACCCCTCATCTGAAAGGAAACCATCATCATGGCACTCGATACCAGCAAGGTGCTGCTCCCCAAGGAAGTAGCCACCGTCATCACCAAGCGCGCCAAGGACACCAGCACCATCGCCGCACTGTCCCCGAGCGAACCCCAGCTCTTCCTCGACAAGGACTACATGGTCTTCACCGGCAATTCCGAAGCCGAGGTCGTCGCCGAAGGCGCGCAGAAGTACAGCTACGAGGAAACCCTCACCTCGGTCGTCGGCAAGCGCTTCAAGGTGCAGACCACCACCCGCCTCAGCAACGAGCTCCAGTGGGCCGACGACGACGCCAAACTGGAGATCATCAGCAAGATCCAGGCAGACCAGGCCGCCGCGATGGGCCGCGTCCTCGACTACGTCGTCTACCACGCCTTCGACCCCAAGAAGAAAATGACCCTCGAAGGCTTCAACGCGCTCGCCAAAACAGCGGTCGGCGTGCCGGCCACCGACGATCGCGTCGCCGACATCGACAGCCTCGCCGAGGCCGTCAGCGACGAGTACGACATCAACGGCATCGCCCTGTCCAAGACCATGGCGAACGAGCTGCGCAAGATCCGCGTTCCCTCCACCGGCCAGCGCTTCTACCCGGAGATCCCGATCAGCCTCCAGGTCGGCAACCTCGACGGCATCCCGGCCGCCACGTCCGGCACGGTCAACGGCCGGCTCGTCACCCCGGCGACCGGCATCCTCGCCTTCCTCGGCGACTTCCGCCTCATCAAGTGGGGCATGGTGCGCGACATCTGGAGCGAGATCATCGAATACGGCGACCCCGACAACACCGGCAAGGACCTCAAGGGCGTCAACCAGATCGCCTACCGCACCGAGGCCATGTACAGCTACGCGATCCTCGACCCCAAGGGCATCGCCGTGCTCAAGAAGTCCACATCCTCCGTCAAGGCGAGCAAGTGATGGCCGCGCCCCTCACCCAGACGCTCGTAGTACAGGAACACGACGAGGCCGACGAGACCGGCCTGTCCATTCCCGTGCGTCTGGTAAAGCCCGACGGCACCCCGTTCGCCGAAGGCGTCGCCACCATCGCATGGTCGGCCATCACCGGCAAGCCGTCTACGTTCACGCCGCCCGCGCCGACCGCCGGCGCGCGCGGCGGCGTGCTCCAGCAGGCGGCCGAAGCGCAGCTCGCCGCCAGCGCCGACTCGGCGGCCATCATCGCGAAGGTCAACTCCACGCTGACCAAGCTCAAGGCCGCCGGCATCCTCGCCTAAGGAGACCCCGCATGGACGGATACCCCAGCACCCCGCTCAACCTGTCCGACGGCACAACCGTGACGCAGGCCGGCGGGGGAGAGGACGAAACGGACGACGAGAAGCCGTTCGCGCAGGTCGGCGACCTCGAAGCCCGATGGCACGCGCTCACCGGCGACGAACGAACCCGCGCCGAGACGCTGCTGCAGGACGCGAGCGACCTGATCCGCACCACATGCCCCCAATGGGCCAACGCCAAGCCGGCCACGTTGAAGCGCATCGCCTGCATGGCCGTCAAACGAGCCATGCAGGCCGGCCCCGACATGTCCGGAGATCCCGATCAGCCTCCAGGTCGGCAACCTCGACGGCATCCCGGCCGCCACGTCCGGCACGGTCAACGGCCGGCTCGTCACCCCGGCGACCGGCATCCTCGCCTTCCTCGGCGACTTCCGCCTCATCAAGTGGGGCATGGTGCGCGACATCTGGAGCGAGATCATCGAATACGGCGACCCCGACAACACCGGCAAGGACCTCAAGGGCGTCAACCAGATCGCCTACCGCACCGAGGCCATGTACAGCTACGCGATCCTCGACCCCAAGGGCATCGCCGTGCTCAAGAAGTCCACATCCTCCGTCAAGGCGAGCAAGTGATGGCCGCGCCCCTCACCCAGACGCTCGTAGTACAGGAACACGACGAGGCCGACGAGACCGGCCTGTCCATTCCCGTGCGTCTGGTAAAGCCCGACGGCACCCCGTTCGCCGAAGGCGTCGCCACCATCGCATGGTCGGCCATCACCGGCAAGCCGTCTACGTTCACGCCGCCCGCGCCGACCGCCGGCGCGCGCGGCGGCGTGCTCCAGCAGGCGGCCGAAGCGCAGCTCGCCGCCAGCGCCGACTCGGCGGCCATCATCGCGAAGGTCAACTCCACGCTGACCAAGCTCAAGGCCGCCGGCATCCTCGCCTAAGGAGACCCCGCATGGACGGATACCCCAGCACCCCGCTCAACCTGTCCGACGGCACAACCGTGACGCAGGCCGGCGGGGGAGAGGACGAAACGGACGACGAGAAGCCGTTCGCGCAGGTCGGCGACCTCGAAGCCCGATGGCACGCGCTCACCGGCGACGAACGAACCCGCGCCGAGACGCTGCTGCAGGACGCGAGCGACCTGATCCGCACCACATGCCCCCAATGGGCCAACGCCAAGCCGGCCACGTTGAAGCGCATCGCCTGCATGGCCGTCAAACGAGCCATGCAGGCCGGCCCCGACATGTC